ACTCGGGTGTAAATCCATTTACTATGGACCCTGATGATTTACCTGAAAATGATGAAGAGCTTTCATTATACATGAACCTTAATTATAAACCTGCTATAGAGATAGCTGAAGAAGAAGCCATTAACACTCTTTTAGCAGATAATAAATATTCAGACCTTAGAAAAAGATTTGACTATGACCTAACAGTTTTAGGTTTAGCTATTGCAAAGCATGAATTTTTACCGGGAGCAGGAGTTAAAGTTGATTATGTTGACCCTGCAAATGTTGTATATAGCTATACTGAAGACCCTCATTTTAAAGATTGTTTTTATTGGGGTGAGGTAAAAACACTTCCTATTGTAGAATTAAAAAAAATAGACCCAACATTAACTAATGAAGATTTAGAAAAAATATCTAAATACTCTCAAAGTTTTTACAATTATTATAATACAGCTCAGTTTCAACAGAACGATATCTTTTATAAAGATACAGCTACTATTATGTACTTTAATTATAAAACAACTAAGAAAATGGTTTATAAGAAAAAAGTATATGATAATGGTAATTCTAAGATGATAGAAAAAGATGACCAATTTAATCCTCCTGCGGAGATGATGGAAGAGGGCAACTTTGAAAAGATGGAAAAAACTATTGATGTATGGTATGAGGGTGTAATGGTTATGGGCACTAACATAATACTTAAGTGGGAAATGTCTGAAAATATGGTAAGACCTAAATCAGCAAGTCAACACGCTATACCTAATTATGTTGCAGTAGCACCTAGAATGTATAAAGGTAATATTGAGTCTTTGGTAAGACGTATGATTCCTTTTGCAGACCTAATACAGATAACACATTTAAAGCTTCAACAGGTTATTGCTAGAACAGTTCCTGATGGTGTTTATATAGATGCTGACGGATTAAATGAAGTTGATTTAGGTACGGGTGGTTCTTACAATCCTGAAGACGCACTACGTTTGTATTTTCAAACAGGTAGTGTAATTGGTAGAAGTTATAATCAAGATGGCGAATATAATCAAGGTAAAGTTCCTATTCAACAATTAACATCAAACTCAGGTGCAAGTAAAGCAAATATGCTTATTAATAATTATAATCATTACTTAGGTATGATTAGAGCTGTCACCGGATTAAATGAAGCTAGAGATGGGTCAACTCCTGACCCTAATTCTTTAGTAGGTATTCAGAAGTTAGCAGCACTTAATTCAAATACTGCTACAAGACATATTCTTGATGGTAGCTTATACATATATAGAAGTATTGCTGAAGCTTTGACTTACAGAGTTTCTGATATTTTAGAGTATGCTGATTTTAAAGATGAGTTTATAAATCAAATAGGTAAATACAATGTATCTATATTAAAAGATATAAAAGATTTATATTTATATGATTTTGGTATATTTATAGAAGTTTCTCCTGATGAAGAAGAAAGAGCTCAGCTAGAACAGAATATACAAATGGCATTATCTAAACAGGATATTAATTTAGAGGATGCTATTGATATAAGAGAACTTAGAAATATTAAACTTGCTAATCAATTACTTAAGGTTAAGAGAATTAAAAAGCAAGAGAGAGATGAAAAGATGGCTATGCAAAAGCAGTCTATAACAGCTCAGCAGCAATTGAAGTCTCAAGAGTTAGCTGCTAAAACCGCTATGCAAAAGGTTCAAGCTGAGTCGCAAGCTAAGATGCAGCTTAAACAGGCAGAAATTGCTTTTGAAATTGAAAAAATGAAAAATGAAGCTATGCTCAAAACTCAACTTATGGATAAAGAGTTTCAGCTTAATATGCAACTAAGAGGTGTTGATGAGAAATCATTAAGTCAAAGAGAAAACCAAAGAGAGAAAGCTAAAAGTCAAAGAATTAGTCAACAAAATACTCAACAAAGTCAATTAATAAACCAAAGAAAAAATAATCTACCTCCCAAGAATTTTGAGTCAAATGAAGATTCTTTAGATGGATTTGATTTTTCAGAATTTAACCCAAGATAATGGCAAAAAAAGGAAGAACAAAAGGAAATAAGATATGCCCTGCAGGAATAGCTTGGGCTAAAAGAACATTTGATAAATACCCTTCAGCATATGCAAATATGGCTGCAAGTAAATATTGTAAAGACCCTAACTACGCTAAAAAATCCAAAAAATAATGAGTAAACTTACTAATAGACAAAAGAAAATCGCTAAGCTTACTAAACCTTACGATAAAATTACCAAGTCAGATTTTGTTAAACTAAGAAAAAAGAAAAAAAATGCCTACAGTTAAGTATAAGTGCCCGGTAACTAATAAGATGAAAACAAAAAAGTTTCCTTA